CAACAGTGGCCTACAGCTTCTGTCATTGTTAAGTCGAGATGAGGAGGGATGCTTTGCAACCAACGTCTCACCTACTGCAACACCTCAGGACATCTACAGGTTGGTATCGGACCACACGTTGGGTAAATTAAAACAAGATGCCAAGGATGGACGCGACTACGCACGGCTTTGGGTTGAGTTTGGGATCGATAGAAAGATGTCGAAGCGACCGGTGATGTGTTACAGTTATGGCCTAACTCCTTACTCCAACAGGGATTACGTCGCTGACTGGTATGACACCACCCGAAGAGAGCGTGGGATTGACTGTGTGTTTGGTCGGAGTCACATGTATCCAGCCATCAAGTATCTAGGTGATACCCTGTGGGACAGCATCCAAACTTTGTTAACCAAACCTAAGCAAGTCATGGACTGGTTCCAAGATGTCTCCCGGTTGATGACAAGGCAGGAGCTACCGTTAACGTGGGTAACCCCTAGTGGATTCCGGGTCAGTCAAGACTACCGCAAACAAGTCAGCCAGAAGGTCAAGACGTGGTTGAACGGTTCGTTAACATCGGTGCGCTTTAAGGATGCTACGGACGACCTTGATCCACGTAAGCAAAGCAATGGTGTTGCACCTAACGTGGTCCACAGTCTTGATGCTGCGGGGTTGGTGTTAACTGTTAACGAAGCCCACCGCCGTGGTGTCTATGACTTTGCAATGATCCACGACAGCTTCGCCACCCACAGTAACAACTGCGAGACTCTTGCGTCATCACTTCGGGACAGCTTCAGCGAGATGTTCACAAAAGATATTCTTGCAGAGTTAGCGGAAGCGTGGCAAAACGAATCTTATGAGGAGCTACCAAGCCTCCCTGACTACGGGACGTTTGATGTTAACACACTACGTGACTCTAAATACTTTTTCAGTTGAAGACTGAGAAAAACAAAGAAACCAAAACTATAAAGATAATGAAACAACTGACAACGCCTATAGGCACCGCGATGTATCCTAAGCTGGTGACACCGGACACAAAGTTCGACGAGAACGGAGTGTATAGCTGTAAGCTTATCCTTACCAAAGACGAATTCGAAACACTTGAGGCCACCATTAATCCGTGGTTCGAAAAGGAATACGAGCGCTTGGTAAAGGAGAGCGGAAAGAAGAAGCTGGATCGGAGTCCAAAGCTACCGTTAAAGCTGAACGACGACAACGAGTATGAAGTCTTCGCAAAGCAAGTAGCCCAGAAAACTGTGGGAGGAAAACTTATTCACTTTCAAGTCGCTCTCTTTGATTCGGCTGGAAAGAAGATTAACAACCCACCGAACATCGGAAGCGGCTCTAAGCTGCGCCTTGGAATCGAGCCATCGGCCTGGTTCAGTCCCATGATGGGAGTTGGTTACACGCTTCGTCTCAAGGCCGTCCAAGTGATCGAGCTTAAGGAGTATGAAGGTGGCTCCGGTGGCTTCTCGTTTGACGCTCAAGAAGGCGGCTTCGTGTCGGAAGACTTGGGTGACGCATTTGAAAACGACTCTAAGGATGCGATTCCGTTCTAAATTTGAACAACGCTTGGCCCTTGCAATGAAAAGAGCAGGGGTCAAGTTTACATACGAGTCCCAACGGATTAAGTATGTTAAGAACCACCACTACACCCCGGACTTTGTTCTTGATAATGGTGTTATCCTTGAGGCTAAAGGTCGCTTCATGTCGTCCGACCGGGCAAAGCATTTGTTAATCCAAAGGCAGTACGCAGATAACCCTCTGGATATTCGCTTCGTCTTTATGAGAGCAAGTAACACCTTAAACAAAAGGAGCAAGACAACCTATGGAGACTGGTGTGACAAGCACGGGTTTCTTTGGTGCGAGAAGTCCATACCTCGGTCGTGGTTCGACTAATGTAAAAAAGAAAAAACAAGATGTATATAGCAACCCATCAGCCGTGCGATAAGTGCGGTGCATCGGATGCGTTGTGTGTGAACGAGGACGGTTCTACCTTTTGCCATTCGTGCAATAAGTATTCACGTGCCGAGGCCACACCAACACCTCCACCCACTACTATGAAAATAACAAAACCTTTACACTCCGACTCGGACAAGTTCCTGACCGGAAGATACAGTGACATACCAGCGCGTCACATAACACTCGATACTTGTAAGCACATGCGGTATCGCATCGGAGACTACAACGGACGTGCCTGTCACATCGCTGACTACTACGACGACGACCGCAAGCTCCAAGGCCAGAAGCTAAGGTTCGAAGGCAAACAGTTCATGATCCTTGGTGACATATCGGATCGCTTCTATGGTCAACACCTACACCCTATGGGTGGAATGAAGCTTGTTGTTACCGAGGGTGAGGTCGATGCGTTAAGCGTCAGCCAAATGCAAGAGAACAAATATCCATGTGTGTCTCTTCCTACCGGTGCTGCCAGTGCCGCCAAGGTATTCAAACAGAACCTTAAGTGGCTTGATAGGTTTGACGAGGTGATCTTGATGTTTGATGAGGACGAGCCGGGACGGAAAGCAGTCGAGGATGTTGTCGGTATACTACCATCCGGTAAAGCTAAGGTCGCCCGGTTACCGCTCAAGGATGCTAACGAATGTCTCATTAACAAGAGGAGCCGGGATGTTATTCACGCGATCTTCCAAGCCAACTCATGGAGACCGGACGCTATCGTATCTGGAAAGGACATCCACGAACGATTAACAAATCCAAAGAACACTGAAAGCATTCCTTATCCTTGGTCCGACTTAAATAATCTTACACATGGAATTCGCAAAGGCGAGATCGTAACCTACTGTGCGGGATCGGGCATCGGCAAGTCACAGGTGTGTCGTATCATTGCTCATCACATCCTTACCACTACCGATCACAGCGTAGGTTACATAGCCTTGGAGGAATCCATTGAGCGCACAGCACTCGGTATTGTCGGCCTTGAGATGGGTAAGCTTCTTCATCTTGATCCAGAGATTAACTACGCTGACACCAACTTCGACGAAGCCTACATCAACACGGTCGGGTCTGGTCGCATGTGGTTATATGATCACTGGGGTAGTCTTGACCCTGATCGTTTGTTATCCCACATCATGCACATGGCTAAGGCTTTGGATGTCGAGTATATTGTGTTAGATCATATCTCACTGTGTATTAGTGGGTTACAGGATGGAGACGAACGCAGAATAATCGACAACGTAATGACCAAGCTTCGGTCGCTTGTTGAGGAGTGCGGTATTGCCTTGATCCTGGTGTCACACCTAAAGCGTCCATCGGAAGGTCGAGGCCACGAAGAGGGTAACAAAACTTCTCTTGCTCACTTACGTGGTTCCGCTGCGATTGCACAGCTATCCGACATGGTGATAGGCTTGGAGCGAAACCAGCAAGACCCTGAGCATAAGCATGTTACAACGGTTCGTGTGTTAAAGAATAGATTCTCAGGTGACACAGGGGTGGCAACTAACCTTGCATTTAATCCTGTTACCGGACGCATGAGTGAATATACTTTTGAAGACTTTAATGGCTAGGTATCCTTACTCCCTCTTCTTTTAGACGAAGTCAAACTAACTATGACAGCCGGGAACAGACCGGCACCTTTTAACATTAACAACAACTAAGAATGAAAAAACATAAGATGCTCTACTTCGACATAGAGACCAACGCTATCGACTTCTGGCCTACCCTTGCTGGCTTAAACGATCTACACTGTATCTCCATCTACGACCCGGACGCATCCCAGATGCACTCGTTTAGTTCCAACGCTAACAACCTAGATGAAGGTGTGGCCATGTTGAACGCAAGCCATAACATCTGTGGTCACAACGCGATCAACTTTGATGCACCGGCACTCCGAAAGCTAGGCTATGAGATAACAGCACGAGTCGTTGACACCAAGGTCATGTCTCAAGTCATGCACCCCGATCTCTTTACGGAAGACTGTAGACGAGGCGAAGAGTTTCCGAAGAACCTACGTGGACGCCACAGCTTGAAGGCATGGGGTCTCCGCTTGGGTAATGAAAAGGATGACCACGGTGCCACCGAAGACTGGACTAAGTGGAGTCAAGAGATGCAAGACTACTGTGAGCAGGATGTTAATGTGGTGGTGGATCTGTTCCTTCACTTCATGTCCCAGAAGCCATCAGCAGAGATGTTATTTCTTGAGCATGACTTTGCGGAGTTGATGACACAGCAGGAGATTAACGGGTGGCCATTCGACATCAAGAAAGCTAACGAGCTTGCCGAAGAACTTATGGCACGACGGGCTGAACTCCGGGACGAACTACAAGACATGTTCCCGTCAACCACCGAGGAGATGAAGACGCCTAAGGGTTGGACAGTTGAGGTAGATGGTAAGACTTACACGGCTGCAACCAAGGGTGGCCTTAAGCTAGTCCTTAAGGAGAATAAGTTGAAGCAAGTTCTCGCAGACAAGGCAGCAAAGACTGGTAACAAAACCAAGACTATCCCATTCAACCCGAACAGCCGGGACCAGATAGCAGAACGCTTGATGAAGATGGGATGGGAGCCGGAGGCATTCGAAGGTAAGCGCCCTAAGATTGATGAGGCAGTCCTTAAGCATATAGATAAACCCGAGGCTAAGTTGTTATTGGAGTATCTGTTAATC